ATTCCACCCTCGCTTAATTAATTGGTGACTGTGGTTCTGCGCAGGCTCTGATCGACGAGATCCACTCCCTCGATGGTGATGCTGATCGCGCCCGTTGCATCAGCTGAATCGATGCTGACGCGAGTGACTTTGAACTCGGGCTCGTAAGTGTTTATCGCCGCGATGGCAGCCATCATGCTGCTCATCATCGTCTCCATGTTGGACGGCTTGTCCTGCATGTCCGAGAACCTTGATCCCCACCAAAGACGCATCAGGCGCGTATTCAGCCGGGTGGTGAGGATCACGAAGATACTCTGCTTAATCCTGGCCCAGCCCTGGATCAGCTCACCGGTATTGCGATCAACATCGACGATATGATCAGTTGGTACGCTTGCCATTGATGGGCACCTCCGCGACGGCCGCCTTGAGAGGGGTGGCCTTTCGCGAGATCGCCTTCGGCGCCGGAGCTGCGGAAACGGGGGCAAGCGGGGTGACGACGTGCGTCAGGTATTTGGCCTGGCTCTCCGCCATGGTGACGGTAGAGCCGACCTCCCTCTTGATCCCCTTCCACCAGAACTCGCGATTTACCTGGTACTTCAGCATGGGGTTCCTTGTTGGATTAGACTCCAGCGAACGGAACCTCCGGCGTACCGGTGAGCCCAGCTCCTGGTTCGACGCCATCGTGTCTGTGCTGCGAGTCGATGAGCTTGTTGTTGTGACCGACCGAGCCGCCTTGCTGTTGCCAGCCCGACTCATCGAGCGTCCAGCTGACGCCACCGATCGAAATCTCGATCTTGCCGTTGCTCATCTTCCAGGACGTTGTTCCGCCCTGGGTGATTGTCATGTCATTCTTGGTCAGCACGACCTTGGTGGCGCCATCGCCGCCCTGGGTCATGGTGACCTTGTCTTCGGTCATAACGACCTTTGACTTGTCGTCTTCGCCCATCTGGGCGGTCAGGTCGTTCTCGGTCCACTTGACCATGGCCTTCTTGTCCTTGAACTGAACCTTGACCTGGTTCTCGTCCATGAGGATATCGGCCTTGGCATCCTGTTCGCCGTAGCGGACGTGGACCTTGTCTTTGTCCTGCTTGTAGTAGGACTTGTTCTTCTCGACCGTCTTGAGGATGAAATCCTTCGTCGTCTTTTGCTGGACGACCCCGTCGTCTCCCTCTTCAGGAACGTCGGGCAGCTTAGGCGCTTCCGCCTTCTGAGTGTTCGTTTGCCCACCGAGGCTCGGGGGAATGCCGGCCGCGCCGCCGGAGCCGCCTCCAATCATGCTGCCGACCGAACCGAGCAGATTGCTCTGTGTCAGCTGGCTGCCGATCGACTGAAGGTTTCCGAGCTGCGCCAGATCCGGCATGCCGACCATCTTGGCCATGCTGCCAAGGCTTGCGATGCCGGAGAGGTTCGACAGGCTTGTCCAGTTTGCGAGCTTCGACAGGTTGGCTAGGTTCGAAACGTCGAGCGTTGCGAGATTGCCGAGGCTCGACAGGTCGCCGATCTTGCTGAGCGCGCCGAGGTTCAGGCCACCGAGGTTGCCGAGAATGCTTGAGAAATTCAGGCCGCTCAGGCCAGCCATCTGCCCGATATGGGCAAGATCACCAAGACCGGAGATATCGCCAAGTCCGCTGATGCCGCCCTGCTTCTTCTTGGCCTTGATGATAATGTGGTTGGTATCTTTTGTCTGATGACTCCAGTGCTGCTGATCCTCTTTCTCGTGGATCAGCCCAACCGTTTCGTCCTGTTTGCCGTGAGGCGAAGGCGCCTGTGGACCATAGTGAAAAGGCTCAACCGTCGAAAGCTCGGGAGTTCCGTTCACTGATCGGATCAGCGCCTGCATCCCCACCTTTGGCGGGACTGAGAACTTGATCGTCTCATGCGAGTGGCTCTGCCAGGGCTGCCAATCACTCTTGAAGGTGCCCTCCCCGTTTAATGCGTCGGCAATCTCACCGGAGCCGCTCGGGGTCTGATCGTTGCCGTCATTCATCTTGACGTACCAGCGGTCGTTTTCGAATTTGACCGCCGTGATCTTGCCGAAGCGCTGGTTGTTATCGAACTTGCGCTCGATATCCTGCATGCGCCGCTCAATCGACAGAAGGGCTCTCATCTCAATCCTCGTTGAGGTCTAGGTCAGTCTCCTCGTTTTCCTGCAGGCCAGCCGCAACGTGTACGTCGCCGCGGATGTGCGTTGACCGCGGCAGCTGGGTGATCATTGCACCCGTCGTCGGGTTGTAGATGAAGTCACGCTCAAGGACACGGTTATGTCCGATCGTGAGATCGCTTTCCCATTCAACGACGCCGATCGCCACGCCCTCACGACGCAGGACTGGCTGGCTGATCCGCTGGAATTTGACCTTGGTGGCCGGCGCCGCATTCGGGTCGCCGAACTGGTTCAGGTTCGCCATGATGGCGATGTTCTCGACGTATTCCCAAGCATTCCTGTCGCCATCGAGCGCCGGGTTCTTGTTCTCGTCGATGATCACGACCACACAGCGTAGACAGGCGTTAATCTCGCCCGTTACCTCATGCGATCCCGGAGCGCTCATGACAGCAACGCGAGCGCTTGGCGTCTTCAGCGTCCACTCACCGATATCGTGCTCGTCGAAAAGACCGTCGTACCAATCGACATCCATGTCGGGATACATGGCCTTGATAGCGTCAATGATCCGCTGCCGGAAGTCGACGATCTTGCTCATCAGTCACCCCCATGGGCCAGGTAATCGCGGATGATCTTGGCGATCCGGCTCTTGTTTTCGTCCGAGAAGCCCATGAACGGGCGGGCGGGAACGGTCTTGTTCTTGATCATGCCCCGCGTGCGCTTGATGCCTTCCTGCATGTAGGAGGCATGTTTCGCGGTCGAGGTGATCATGAAGCCGTGGTGCGTTACCTCATCCACCCGGATGCTCTTGGAGAGTTCGCCGGTTTCGAAGAGGATGCGATCGTGACCCTTCAGGTTGACCGTAACGTCGCGCAGGGCTTCCCAGCGCTCACCATCGGGCGAGGTCTTGGTGCGCAGGATACGGTTTTGCGTCGACCGCACCATGTATTGTGCAGCCTCCGCCATCGCCGGCTCCAGGTTGAGCACGTCGTGCAACAGATCGCTGATGCGCTTGTCGAGCCGGCGTAGATCGTCTGCTTCGATCCTCATCGCCATGCCGGACATCAGGCCCTCCCGCAGTCAAACGAACCGCCAGAGCGCTTTACGTTCGGATCAGTGACCGTCGTGACGGTGTTCCCGTTCGCGTCGGTTGTCGTGGTCGTGACCGGCGCAAGACCGAGTCCGACCGAGCCTTTTGAAATTCTATCCAGCAGTGCAAGAGCGTCCTCGTAACGCACTCGCATTTCATCCGTGCGGCTGGAGCGCCCCAACGCCATCTTGTAGACGGCGATGTCGATCGCGCAGGTCCGGATGATGCCTGGCGTCGGAGTTACGGGGACTGAATACTGCGCCGAGAGGTAGGCATTGCAGATGTCGTCCGCATTTTGGAGGCCATTGGCGACGACGTCGTCGTCAGGCTGGCCATCCTTGTTGTAATCGGCTACGCGAACAAGGAGATCGGTGCCGTATAGGTCGTCGATATCTTCCCTGGTGGCGTAGCCCATCACTTAGTCCTTACTTCTTGGCCTTACCGGCCTTCTTCTTCGAAGCGGGCTTGTCAGCCTCACCGTCAGCGGCATCACTTCCGGTATCTGCCTGGTCGGCAGCATCAGCGATTTCCGCTGCTTCCTGCTCAACCTGAGTTTCCTCGGTCTCAGCAACTTCGGGCTGAACCGGCACATCCGCGGGGGCGGCCGGAGCTTTGGTCTCGATGACCAATCCATGCAGGTTGGCGAAACGAGCAGCTCGGACTTCGTCCGGGACCAGCTTGCGGATACGACGCTTGTAGTTCGCAGCCGCTTCACGGGCCCGAAAGCCCTGTGCTCCAATCATGATTGTCTCCGTAATCACAAAGCTCCCTCCCCGGTTTCCCGAGGAGGGGCTGTGTTTCAGCTTTCGCCTCTAGGCGATTAGCTCGCCAGCTTGTGCTTGAAGGCGACGATGCGGACGATCTTCGGATCGTACACGCGCTGCCAGTTGGCGACGTTCGCCAGCTCGGCGTTCGTCGGGGTGACGCCGGCCTGGGTGCCACCGAGCCACTTGATGCCGCGGGGGTGCATGACCCACTGACGACGTTGCACGATGTACTCCTGGCCCATGCCCTTCAGAGCCTGGCGCTCGACTTCCACCGGCACCTTCGGCGACTTTTCGCCGTACGCGATCGCGCCGGGGCCGAAGATGTAGGTCGTGAACACGCGGTTCGCGCCAGCGCCCGTAACGGGCATCGAGTCGTCGACCAGCACGGTCTTGCCGAGATAGGTCGGGACCGTGAGCTTGCCCTGGCTGTCGGGCATGAAGTCGATCAGGTCGGCCTTGACCATCGCCTTCAGGGTCAGCGAGTGGACCGCAACACCGGTCAGACCGCCCTGCTCGTCACCGAGCAAGAAGGCCGAGTCGATGAAGGAGTCGGCGTCGAAGACTTCCGCGCCGCCGGTCAGGGCGGAGATGTCGTTGACGTTGGCCGCCATGTCGACCGATCCCATCGCGCCAGCGAGGGTCGAGAGCAGAGCGGTTTGCATACGCTTGTTCCACCAGTCGGCGAAACGGTTCGCGATCGCGTCGATCGGGTCCGCGCCGGACAGGTCGGACGCCAGGTCGGTCGAGCCGAACGCCTTACCGCGCAGCAGCTTCACGGCCACGTCCTGGCCGGTCGTCATGTGGCCGACGGTCAGGTCGGTCGTGTCGTCGAGCACCTGCTCGGAGTCGCTGGCGTCGAGGTCGTTGAAGAACGGCATGTTAACCGTCTTGCCGTCGATCTCTGCGTCGATGGTGGAGGTGAGGTCGGTGATGATCCCCGACAGAAACAGTTCGGACTTCTGCGTCGAGAGGACCTGAACGTACTTGTTGAACTTCGTCGGGACGATCATGTCCGCGAGAGCAGTAGATGCCATTTTTCACTCTTGTGGTTGTGACCGGCCCCGCGCTGATTTGCATTCATGCAAGCGTCCGGACAGAGTCCGGGCGCCTGCATGTTGGAAGACGGAAGGCTCTTAGTCCTTCACGCCGGCCGCTGCTTTCAGCTGCTTGGCCAAATCGGGTTTGGTGTTTTCCAGCAACATCTGCTGGGTCATGTTCCAGGTCTCCTTCACCCACGGGTTCGCCTGTGCGCCCGTGCCGTTGGTGTTGGAGCTACCGTGGTTGCCGGGGTTGGTCCCCATTCCGCGCTTCTCATCCGGCTTGAAGAGCGATGCGCGGCTCTCGCGGATCTCTGCAACGAGATCGGCGACGGTGAAGGGGGTGCCGTTGACGTCCTTGATGCGGGGGTTGCCGTTCGTGTCGAGCACGTCAACGACGACCTTACCGTCCTTCATGGACGTACGGACGAACTTGGACACCAGCAGTTCGACGGCATCCCGCGCGTCGTCCAGTGGGTTTGCTTTTGCGACTTCGGACTTGATCTGGCCATCGGCCATCAAGTTCTGAAGCTGCCCCGTCAGACTGGCGTTCGTCTCCTCCAGGCCCTTGATCTTCGTCTTGAACTCGGTCTCCTGCACAGCGTACTGCGCCGAGATCTGTCCCTTGAAGGTTTCGAGCTTGGTGTTGGCGATCGTCTCAGCCTCTTTCGCGGGATCGAGAGCTTGCAATCGTGCCGCCGTTTCCACCGCGGTCTTCGCGGCATCCGGCGTGATTTCTCCGAAGGCGGAGATACGCTCGATCGCGGTGCGAGCCGCGGCGGCGTCCAGGCCTTCGTAGGGCTTGAGCTGTGCCTGCAGAACGGAAACGTTGTTGCGTTCCGCGCCGAGGGCAGTCTTCAGGCCCTGGGTGTTGTCGAGTTGGAAGCCATCGATTGGCGTCACGTTCAGGAAGAACTTCCCGTCCTTCTGTACGTAATAGCCGCGGAGGCCCTCATCGAGTTCGTTGAGATCAGTTACGACTGCTTTAAGCATATCCATCCCGGAAATGCGGGGCATCCCGCCCCTCGTGATAAAAGGCCCGTCAGACGTCCCGTCATGACAGGCCGGCGATATCCCCGAGGGTGTCGGGGAATCGTGGTTGCCAGCGCCGATCGGTCCGAGGCCGTCCCGGCGCTCGGTTGATCAGTGCTGGCGAAACTGGGGAATTGCTCAGCGGCGGCGCGGGCGTGCGGCGCGCTCTTTGGTATCTCTGCTCGTCTTGTGCGGGATGCGAACTGAGACCGCTGAAACCGCGCTCTACCGTTGCCCTGCCGAAGCTAGGGGCGGGAGCGCGATCTGAAAGGGGTTCTCGGCCGCTGCCATCACAGGCGCAGGCCCAAAGAAAAACCCGCCCAGGACGTCCTGAGCGGGTTTGAGCTGTGGTTTGATGTTGGTGTCAGGTCACGCGGCGCGAAGCAGCTCAGGCGTGACGGGGACGAAGTCCCTCTCGAAGGTCTCGGGCTTCTCGAACCCGATGGAATTGTCGGCAAACAGCAGAACGATGTCGCCCGCGGCGCAGCTCTGGACGCCGAAGGGCGTTGGGATGGAGAAACCACCCAGGCTATTCGTCTCGATTTCGCCCGTTTGCATCCGAGAAACCAGCCATTGCGGCGGGACTTCGTCAGCAACTTGGCCCCAGAGGGGGATCCGGAAAGCTTGAACGAGACTTTTGCGCTGGAAGAGCTTCACGGTCACTCCATTTGCATTTAAGCAAATGAATAAGCACAGGTACCCCCCTTTTGTCAAGGGGGTGGCTTTGCAGGTATGCAAATACTGCTAACGGG